GATTTGCTGCTCGATAAGGCTATCAAGACTGCATGGTGACTCGTCAATAATTAGCGTTTTCTTTGCAGGCCGCCCCCGTTTCGCTGCTTTAGCTGCTTGTTTTTTCATACTAGTATCCCCCAGACCCGTGAGTTGTAACAAATGATTGGCTATTGTCAACGTGATCGAGATTTGCAATGGCGGCGTAGCGACAAACATCAATTGGATCTTTCCACGCTTCCTTAAGCCCACCTTCGCCAGTGTATTCAGAGAGTGCTTGGATGATGTTCTCGCAGTCGCTGCTGACGTAGAAATGCGGTCTGTTTACGGAATCCAAAGGTCGAGCGGTATCCCATGACATCTTGCCGATCAATGCCTGAAGCCCATCGTCGATATCAAGCCCCGGTGCAGGGATGCAAACCATTCCTGATTCGCTTAGGTCTTCGATAATTGAGGAAGAACCGTCTTGTGCTTGGTATTTTGCGGCTCCAAGGCGGGGGTCGATCAATCGCTCAAAGATTTCCTCGTCGCCTTCCATCTCTTGAATAGCCTCAATGTAGTCACGGATACCAAAGCCTTGGCCTTTAGCCCCTGGCCCCGGCATCCACTTCCCGCTTTTCCATTCAGCCCAGTCACCAACGTCAACTCCCGGCCACTCGCGGTAAACCCAGAACGTCCCGCTCTCGTCAATGGCAATCCAGCACATGAACCAGTTCTTCGCCCCAGCGGGGTCAATAACGTGATAGCGCGTGATGTTCTTGGTCGGGATAGAGGACGGGGGAACCACGTTTACAACCTTGTTAAACTTGGGGAACTTGGTTGCCGCCGCTTTTGTTGGGATTCCATAGGCTCTGATTAAGATTTCCTCTCTTGTTTTTCCAAGTAATGTTTGTTTTATCCGATCATAACCACCAAACGGATTATCTTGAGAGTGGAAGTAATGAATGGTTCCCTTGATGTTTTTGCATTCTAGGATCGTGGGGACGATTTCGTTGTTTAGCAATTCCGCCTCCCTGCTCTCAAGAACCTTAGCCCCATCGAGGTATTGCTTTATTAGCTCAGTATATCCAAAAATTGGAGTAAACGTAAGCATCATCTTGCTATTTCTGGTCGCCAACCGAAATCTTAACGTATCAACCAGTTCAGGGCCACCAAGCATTTCGTCGCACCAAGTCCCAATGTTAAGCCACGTCGCCTCTTTAGATCCAAGCTCCGCTCCCTCTAAAATGGTTGAATTGTTTGCGAAGGCAGCGTAAGTCTTAAATGAAATGCGCGATCCGTTTGGCAAAATCAAAGAATTGTCAGTCCACCCGTTCTTTCTTGAATAAGAAAGATATGTGTTTTGACTTGTTTGCTTGTTCTTAAATTCCGCTGGCATCCAGTCATATACCGCCGCTTGTTGCTGCCGAATTGACACCTCGGCGTTTTGTGCAAAACAAAAGATGTCGGAATTTGGGTTTTCAATAGCCGCCTTGACTACAAAGTATGCCCCTACTTGAGTTTTTGAACTGCGATTCCCACCGCTAATAAGTGCTTCGTTTCTTGTTTCAAGGCATTTCTCAAGTTTTTTCCAGTTTTCAAACTTCCACCCATATCTAAACGGATCTTTTGCCGCGTTCCGAATAGCCTCTTCACGAATTTGATGGAATTCCATCAACTCTCCAGCATCCATGTAAGCTATTTCCTCATCCGTAGGAATGGCTAGGATTGGATGCTCTGTCCACTTCAACATTTGGCAAACTCCCCTCTGACCTCTTGAGCCTTACGCATATACGCATTTGCCGCTTCTTCCTTGGTTTTGAACCTTCCTAGATTGACGCTTTTCCGATCAACCATAATTTGCCCTCTCCATTTTTGCGTTGTCTTACAGAAAACAACTCCTTTCATCCCAGAAGTATTATTCTTATTACGACCACGGTTGAACATGTTTTCAGATCGGCTAGCCAATCTCAAGTTGCATATCTTATTGTCAGACTTATCTTCGTTTATATGGTCAATATCGCCAATAGGCCATGAGCCATTACAAAACGCCCAAGCTAATCGGTGAGCGTAATGCGGCTTCCCATTGATCCAAATTGAAACGTATCCGCGCCAATTCGCGTGTCCCGCGACATCTCCAGCACTACTTGTTTTCGTTTTGACCTTCCAAGTAAAAATTCCGGTTTCTGGATCGTAATCCAAATAATTGGATACATTCTTGACATCCAGTATTTGTTCTGGCTTATTTTTCTCAGCACTTTTCATAGTCATTTATGTTTTGTGTTAAAGCGTCTTCTGGACCACACATCCGGTTGACGCTTGATTTTTATCAGAAGCTATTTGGTTCGTCAATGATTTCAACATCAATGGCATCACTCTTGATCTTGCTAGCAATACGAGCCTTTGCATCAAAGATCATTTTCGCAGCATCATCAATACTCGCCCCCTTGCGATGCTCCACGATTGAGGACGCCATTCCGGTCAGTTGAGCGGCTTTATCAGTCAGGATGCCCACCGTTACGGCTAGTTTGTCAGGGCTAATCTTGGCAAGCTCCTCGGGATTATCAAACAGCTGTTGGGAACGCTCAAAGAGCAGATCCGTGTAATCCTGCGCCGCAATTGCGTATCTCATCGAGAACTCCTTGCGCTTTGTCTCCAGCGTATCGGTGTGACGCCATTGTAGCCCCCTGATCGTCTCTCTGCCGAGTCCTGTCTTCTTCTGGATGTCGGTTATCCTCGCGCCTTGTGCGGCCAGCCACAGGGCCATTGCAGCCTTGTTTGGGGCATAGTGTTCGACGCAGTTGCCCGGAGAGAGCTTCGCACGTTCTTTGACCTCAAGAAACCAAGCGGACTTGTCTTCTCGTTCGTCAACGTATTCCGCTTTTAGCTTCTCGTTTGGATCATCGGTCATTGCTTATTTCTCTTCCCGCTGCATTTGACGCGATGAAGCTCCATAAATCAAGGGTGAAATTGAATTCACTGGTTTTTTACCTTTAGAGATTGGTGGTATCTCCTTAACAAGCTCCCCATTGCGGTTCATCCGTGGAGGCTGCGGCATCAAGTTGTCTCGCAAGCTATAATACGAGTTTTGCCCGTAAGGAATAGCAACCTCGCCAGTCATTTGGATTTTGTCTCCAAGGCGGTCCCATGCAAATGTCCGGTAGATACCAGAAGTCTTGTTAAGATTCCTTTTGTCAAACAGAGGATTGGTTTTCTTTTGCGACTCAGTAAGAAGACCTTGAACGGAGTTGATGAAGTTCTTTCGCCTTTCCCAGTTTTTTGGGTCTTTGCTTTGGAAGTATGCGTCCGTAGTTTGATTCTTTGCGTGAAGCAGTGCTGAACTGTCAATATCATTTAATATGTCAGCGTATTTCATGTCGAGCTTTTTCGCAATACTGCTTTTTGTTGCTTTTGCGATATTCAACTTCAACTGAACCATGTCCATTCCGACAAGATAAAGACGACCATTTTTCAACTCCCAGTTAATTGGAACAACATTGTTTGATGTGATCCCCTCGACTTGGACTGATCGCCCTTGTAACTCTGGTTTGTTCGTAAGAAGATACGATACTGGAGTTCCCATAATTTCGTTAATTGCAACAACTTCGGAATAGTCGCCATCGGCAATAACTTTGGCTTCCTCAAGTTTTTTGGCTACATTGTCCGTCAAGTATCCAACCCCATTCCCGTTAGCGTCTGGATTAAGCACGTTATCTGGAAGCGGAGTTCCACCTTGGACGGCTTCCTCATTGGCCTTCCTGATTACTTCACCGCCCTTATAGTGCTTTGGATCTTGGGATGGAGCATCTTTAATGATCTGTGGCTTCTGAGCTTGTTTTGGAAGCCCAGCAGATTCACGATACATGTTGCGGATCATTGCCTTAACTTCTGGAAGCTCCTTCATGCCCTTGGCGAGTAACCCTGAACCATCCACCATACGACCAAGATTGTCAGTTGCTCCACCAAGCTTGAAGTGGAGGTTTTTCACGATTGGAGTCGCCGCCATCGTTGACTTGAACACGCTCTCAATGCTGCGCCTGAGAGGAGTTTTTTGTGAAGCCTTATACACGCTCCCTCCAAGAACATCCTCAAATAGTGTCTGTGCGCCGTTGTCGGTAAAATACTCAATCGCTGCGTCGTTAATGTCGATCTTTGGCAAACCTTGTGCGTCCAATCGTGAATTATACTCATCCCAAAATTGCTTGAACTCAGGATCAAGATTCCCATCCGTATCGCGGACAAGCCCCTTGCGCGTTTCGTCACCAAGCATTAGAGATGCCACAGCACCATCGCTTTGATGCTTGAACTGAATACCATGAAGAGCTTCGTGAGCAGCCGCAGCTTTCACAATACCTGCACGATCATTGTAGTTAATTGTTGCCTGCTTGTTTACTGGATCAAACTTGCTGTTCCCCTTTTCAACAAAGCTCCAAGAATCAAACATTCCGGGGTAAGCAGCATCAATAGAAGACGCGAATTGCTTAACGTCCCTGTATGGGACAGCCTCAAATTGTTGGAACGCTTCAGGACTGGCCTCCTTCACCTTGTTCCTAAAGTTGTAGAACTCGTTATTCTTTACTTGGTTCCAGTTATTTCGACTTCCAATCGCTCGGCCAAAAGATCCAAAGACAAAAGCTCCCGCTCCCGCACGTTCCATTGCGTTCTCGTCTAGCCCTTGCGAGTTGATCGCCTCATACATTGTCATCGCGGGAAGTGCTTGGGCAGTCCCCTTGGCCGCGCCAACAACCCCTCGCGTGATTGGAGTCGTGTAGTCCATCAACCCACCAAATGCCTTCGTCATGCGGCCAGCGTCTTCATTTGCGGCAACACGCCTCCAGAACGGAGAGCTATTCGTAAGCTGAAGCATCTCGTCACCAACAATGTTGGCAAAACCAGCAGCTTTTTTAAGCAAAGGTTCCGCTGCAAGAAGTCCGAGTCTGGCGGCACTTGCTGCCCCATATATTCCATATCCAGACCCGAGCGTGGCGGCACTGGCAGCATGAAGAAGATACGGGAGTCTTCCAATACCAAGTCCTCTTTCAAGTGCGCGTATCTTTTTGTTAACTTTTGCAACACCATTTCCAAGAACATCCGCCGCATCCCCGACTTTTTTTACTGCCCCGCTGGTCAGCTTCCGCCCAATCATGCTGGGAGCGTTAAGATCGTCAATTTTGGTTGATGCGCTTTGAACAACGCTTTCGTTTAGCTTGATCCCGTCATTTACCAATCCCAGCCTAGCTTGCGACTCGCCAATTGTTGCTGTCACCTCGTCAAGTTGAGACTTGGCCAAATCGGCAGCTTCTTTATTGCCAACAAGAAGAGCGTCATCCAATTGCTTCTGGAAAACCGAAGCACTGGCCGTCGCTTCGTCAATGTTCTTTCCTATTAGGGTTGCGGCTGTTCCAAGTTTAGTAAGATTTGTGTTTGCAGCACTGGCATTCTTAAGTGCCTCTGCCGTCTTCATTGTTTTTCCCAAGCTGAACAGCTTTCCTGCGCCAAACGTCGCTGCCGTGACAGCCATTCCTGGAACATCTGTAACCATCCCGCCAGTTGCATATGCCCCACGATCCACTTCCGCCATTTTCTTCGCTCCCTCAACAGGACCAAGTTGACGAGTGTAATCTTCCAATGCCTTCGCCCGCATCTCAACCGCTTGAGTCGTTGAAGTGATCGCGTCCCAGGTCTTCTCTGCTGTAACGTCCTCGTATAAAGCGTCTCGGGTATCCACGAGAAATTTCCCAGCTAAATTGTCAACTTCGATTTGCTCGTCAGTTGCCCCAAGTGCTTTGCGGGCTGGGTTGATGACATTCTTATCAAGAAATGTCCCAAGTTTCCCAGATGATGTGACCGCTGTTTCAGCAGCCCCCTCTCCTGCTTTCGCAAGAGCAGAAATTCTTTGCTCTTTGGTATATCCGCCCTTTGGACTCACTATTTCTCCAAGAGCGTCCATTATGCCGCCGCTCCTTATGGTTTCCTCTTGTTCTTCGGTGTAGCTTGGAGGAGAGATGGCAACTCCGATTGATTTACGCATCTCGTTAACACCCTTAAAGATATTCAAGATGGCGTTTCCTTCGTCTTCCGGCTTTTTATTAAGACCAGCCTTCTCACGAATCTGCCACAATGAAAACTTCTCCAGATTCTCTGGGTCGTCGAAATCAAGATTTGTCCCAGCATCCATCTTTGACGTGGGCAAAAGGTCTTCCGTTGGAGTCGTGAAGGCCACCCCCTTTGTCGCCATCGTTCCATCTTTATTGATGAATTGATTGTCAACAAGAGCTTTATATCGACGACCTTCAGGGGTCAGCGTTTTTTCGTCAGTTGCCAACCCGAGACTAATCATGTCTCCAATAGAAGAAATCGGCCTAGCACCTGCATCTCCAAATTTTGAAGATAGAAACTCATTGTTCCTCTTAATGATCTCCGCAGCTTTTACCGCCTTGTTTTCTTCTTCAGACATGCACTTATCTATTAGTATCCCCCCAAAAATGTTGCGTCTTCAGCCGCTTGATTAACTTCAGATTTCTCAGTGCCGCGATTATCAAGAAGGGATTCAGAAGATATGATCTCATCAACTGCTTCTTGAATTTCATATGGGTCTTTCTTGTTTTTTTGCAAATTGGAAACCGTTTTGGCGATCTTATTAGCTCGATTCGCGTATTTGATACGAAATTCAATAATCTTCTTGTTACCTTCTGTTGTCTTGCCCATATTGGGAGACAATACAGTCTTGAAATAATCCATTTCCCTGTCACTAATTGCGCCTTTAGTAAGAGCAATGTTCTTCATAGCTTCTGCTCCAACCATTGCTTGAAATTGCTCCTCGTTTGACACATCTTGTCCAAGAATCTTCCTTGCTTGCATCAATGTTTCTCGGCCAAATCCAGTTTTGACATTTGTATCTAAAAGGTTTATGATTTCTTTTAGCGGTTGAATATCAAGTGACGCAGTTGTTCCCACCTCTCTTAGCGATCCAAGAGACTCATCAAGTTTAAGTAGTCGTTGCGTTTGTAACTTTGATTCAGGGGACTCTATCACAGGTGATGGTTTTGGAGAACCAGTTTGAGAAGTAATCCGAACCATTCCTTGACCAACTGGAGTCGCCGTGACAGAAAGACCAGATGCTGTCCGCCTATTAGCTTCTTCTTGTGTTACAACTTCACCTTTCTGTTCATCTGTTTTTGCTGGCTTGAATCCAACGGGGCCTTTAGTGGGTATTGCCGAAAGGCCAGCGTCAACGGAAGCGGCTTGCTCGTTGGGAGTGCGTGCAGGCAGGACTCCCGTATCTACTGTGTATTGCCTACCTAGATATGAAACCGTAGTTCCGTCTGGGGAAGTCACCCCTTCATTTGCCGGAATAATTATTCCTTCGGTTGTTGGAATATCCATAGGAGTGGCGTCTCCAAGCGCACTTGTAATTCCGGCAGCTGGAGTTTGTTTTGCAACTTGAAGTGGTTCAAGCACTCCGGTTCGTGGATTAGTCCTCATTTGCACCGTTCCTCCGGGAACGTTAACATCAGTAATTGGTCCGGGCTTGTTTGCCTCAGCTTGCAACTCAGCTATTCTTGCTGCAACTCCTGCCTCGTATCGCGCTTTATCAATACCCATCTCATTGGCTTTCATCCCAAAACCTAAAGCATTGCTGATGGTGTTTGACGCTTCTTTAGCATAAGCGGCAGCTTCAACAGGAGATACGTTTGGATCGTTGATCTTGTCCAAATAAGGGGTCAGGCTCC